AATTAACAGTTTCGCCTGATGCCATGAATGAAAATCCTGAACGCCTGTTTTTGAGGTAGCACATACCGTAGCATCTTTGATCTGCTTTGCAAGCTTCCCAGAATATAAAGAATAATCTGTTTGATTCTCTAAACTCTGCTGCCCCAACATCAATCTTGGCCCACTGCAAGTACATATAATGAGTACCAGTAATGTAAGTAGCCACGCTCTTATTATAGAACCCAAAGCCTTGTTCCCGACGTTTAAATTCTTCATCTATATAGTCATAATATTTTTCTTTGAAGTATTCTGGCTTTTGATTCCACTCAAATACGCTTTTTATTTTACTAAGCTCTTGCGGATAATCAAGCCTACTCCATTTGTTAGATTTAAATTCATAAGGGTTATTTTGTTTAGGCAAAGCTATAGTTAAATTTTGTATGCTATACACTTCGCCAATCTCCCCAGTTTTACTAATGACTATAACATCAGATTCTTTGTCATAACCATATTTCCATTGCTTATATCTATTTTTTTTCTTAAGCACTTTAGGATCTATATAATCCGGTAGTATTTTAAATAAACTTTGCTCGTACATTACTTAGATCTTCCTTCTGCAAAGCCTTTAAATGATTTAGCTTTAGTTTCTACATCAGCACCCGCCAGCATATTACGCTCTTCTTCAATTCTATTTAGAATTTCAAACGCATCAAATATTGCAAGCTTTTTTGTAGCGGCCGCGTTTTTAAGTCTATCGGCAGAAACATCATCTTCTGTATTTGTAATGATTTTTTCTTCTGCAACTTTTATAAGCTCCTTAACTGCTTTCTGCCCAGCTCGGATTATATTCTGTTTCGTTTCCTTTGAATTCATGCTTAATAGCTATATCATTTGATTTCATACAATAAAGACGTTCATCGTCTATAATAAATTCCCATTCGCTTTTAGGCGTGAACCCTACCAGGTCACCTGGGTTGATTTGAGCAGCTTTTAACGCATCATTGCTGTATTTTAGTATACCAATATGCTTTTGCTCTTTTTCAGTTGAATATGAGCTTGTTTCTTTAATAGGCTTTACAAGGCACCTATTATTAATCATAACCCAATCGTTATCTTTTTTATATGCGTAAACCTGTTCTAAATTAACAAAATACATATTGTCTTTAAAATATGTGCTACCGTTTTTTTCTACACCTTTCATATCATACCATCTTCTAAAGATGTTATGGTGTATAAGGATAGTATCCCCCGGCTTTATATTAGTTTTAAAAGCAGCTGGAGTCGCAATCACGATTGCTTCTTTATTTATGTGACGAAAGCTTTCTATACTAGTATTTAGTAGCAGGCTATTGTCACCCAGTTTTTTTACGTTATTATATCTTTGGCCGTTTGGTTTTACTATAAATTGGTGTAACGCTTTCATTAATATTCAAGATCATACTCCACGGATATTGCCATGTTAGAATTAAACTTCTTCCACGGCAATACCTCTGAGTTTTTCTTAATAAAAATATTATAAGAAGAGTCGGTTTCATCAAAAAGTATAGAGTTAATTTCGTGTCCCCCGTATACTTGTTGACCTACAGAATAATGCATTGCATCACTTTTGTAGTCAGAACCAATACTAATCTTTCTTATCAGCTTCATCTTTTTCTATTTCGGTATACTCACCTGTTTCTAAATTAATATTTACAGAACCGTATTCCTCTTCTAAAGAATTTTTTGCTTCTTCTATTTCTTTATTTACACCCGCTAGCTCGTGCAGCAGCGCGTGCTTATTAGCCTCTAATGTTCCAATATTTGAAACTGTAGTGTTTAATTTAGCTTGTAGCTCTTGCAATTGTTTTAATTGCTCATCTGTAATTTTTGTCATTTGATTTAATTTAATTGATTTATATTTAACTAGTTATCTTTACTATTACTTATTTTTTTACCTTTTTCCCACGTGCGACCTACAAAGTAAGCGCCATACACGGTTATTAATAGCGACTGAAATATAGGTATATAATCTTCCGCTATTGAAAACTCCCCTATGTTGCCATCAAAAAATGCTAACACAGAAAATATAAAGGTAAGGTATATAAGAACCATTGGTCTTATATTCTTAGACAAGAAGGAATCGGACTTCATATCCGACTCCCATCTTGCTGTTACTTGGTCTTGAGCATCTTTATCCGCTTGCTCTAGCAGTTCTTCAATTTTATGTTTAGCCGCAAGTCTTTCTTCATCTGTAGTTGTTAAGTTGTCTATAACTTTACCAACGTCTTTAATGAGACCTCCGGTTATAAATTGAAGAATTTTATTCATTTATTACTATTACCCTTTAAAATTTTGGCCACGAGGCGTCATTTTTTTAATCTCTTGCTGTGAAAAAGCATCGCTGCCGGTTAGAGTTCTCATAGCTGCTAAATTTCCTTTCCCTTGTGCGGCTTTCAGCGCTTTTGGATTGTTTTGTAGGCGAGTAGGCAACTTATTTAAAAATTTGTTTGCTACGTTAACACTATCGCTATAGGCCCTATTTACAGCATACTCTCTTTCAGCATTAATTCTATTTCGTCTATTTTGCGCCTTTATTTCACCGCCTTTTTTAATTTGGTTTAGCGTTTGATCGCCTAAAGTAGTAGTTCGGGTACTTGTTGATTCGCTGTTTGACTGAGATAAGTTTGAACTTGAAGCAGCATTTGCCGCGGCATTTGATGTATCTAATGCTTTTAACCTTTTAACTTCAGCATTAGCTTTTGCTGTTTGCTCCGGCGTTGGCTTAAAACCAGAGCCTTTATCAATTAATGTTGATTGATAATTTGATAAATTACTAGTTGAAAGATTTTGTGAACTAGACCCACCCCCAGAACCTGAAGCACTAGCATTATATGTTGTAGTGTTATATGAAGGCAATTTATCTCCTTTTTTAGGATCTGGGTGTGTTCCGCCCGCACCATGGGAATTAAGAGGTGACATAGACAACGGTGATTGATCTTGCATATAAATGCCAGAATCTTTCATTGCTATTGAGGATTTACTTTGATTTTTCATTTCTGGCTTTAATTGGCCAACTTTGTTGTAGGGTGATTTATATCCCATTGTTTTAGTTTTTAGATTTATTATACGCTTCTCTTTCCCATGCAAGCATAGGCGAGCCTTCTTCCATTTTGGCTCTTGAATATTTTTTTCCTTTCCAGTATACATATTTATCATCGTAGTCAAGGTCACCACGGCGCATTTGATTTATATGTACTTGTTCGTGTTTAATTACTTCTTTTGCTTGACAGGGCGGAAGATTTTCATCTATAATAATTGTGCCATTACGATTAGCTTTACCTAATATTCCATCTTGCATATTTACTGAATATACAGGGGTTGGGTCCATTTTGTATGGAGGGTTATTAAGTTTAAAAGCCATTATTTATTTTGTTTTCCGTATGGTACAACTTTATTAAGATAGGCTTGGCGCTCTTTACAACCGCATCCGCCGGGTATATTTAAACCTTCAGCAAATTGTTGTGCAAGTTTGTCTAAGCCTGTAGCTTTTGTAGCTCTTGCTATTGTATCGCCTAATCCTTGATCTTTCATATTAACAATTCCACTTTCTTCTTGCGGCTTTGCCTCTTTCAGATTTCCAGCTTTTAGATCTTGCACAAAAAGCTTTTCTACGCTTCCACGCTTTACTTCCTTTTTTAAGTTTTGAAGGTGGCGTAGTTACGGCTGTTTTTAATTTACTACCAGGATTATCTTTACGATACTTTGCAACACCCTTAGCGGTCATACCGCCACCGGCTTTAGCTCCAGTGCCGCTGCCTTTCTTAACTTTAGCATAGTAACCCTTAGATTTTTTTCTAGATGGTGCGTCGCCTTTTTTCGCAAATGGCGAATTGTGCTGAACGTACATAATTATCCTTTTGCTCTTTGCGTAATAGGCCCTTGCAATTCATAAGACTTGCACGGGTATTTTTTAATTTGCATACCGTTAGCTCCTGAGCTACTGCCTTTCCCCATTGGGAAACCGCTAGTGTCTAAAGGGCCGTCCCAAACATAAGACTCACCCACTGTTCCTTGCAGCGATGGTGCTTTGATTATTTTTTTGCTTCTATCTTCCATAATTATTATTTTACGTTATAAGTTTTTCCGCCAACTTTAAATGTGCTTGCCCCTGTTGCTTTAGCATCTTGTACTGCTTTAGCAAAAGTGTTTCCGTTTAAAGGTGAGTTTAAGTTTAAAGGCCCCATATTTTTACGTTGTCGCACCATAAATGGTGAAGCCATAAGTGAGCCTAATTGCTCAGATTGTGGAATTATTGGTTCCTCTACGGCAGGTGCTTGAGGCTGAACGGTACCTAACATAGCCCTTTCGTCTCGCCTTGTTTGCGCGGCTTCTACTCTAGCTTCAGGGCTAATTCCGTTTCCTGTGGCTCCACGTTGTATTTCCATGCCTGTTAAAGGATCGGTAAATGTTTCAGCAGGAGCTGCACCCGCAGAATCGCTACCGCTTTCTAAAGTAGATAGTCTGGATTCTATTGTGTTAATTCGCTGCCCCATATTTGTTGCGCCAGCTGTTTGCACGGCTGATGGGGCTGTTGCAGCACCTGCAACCCCGGCTGTTTGTGTTTGAGAAGCTCGATATTTATCTAAAATATTTTGGGCTATTCTACCACCAAATAACCCCCCCCGACTTGCCATTCTTTCAAGTCTAGCAATTTTGGCTGGGTTTAGTTGACCTCCTCGGCCTACCGCTTTTGCGGCAATCCCGGCGAAATTAAAATTTAAAGGTGACTTGCTATAAGACATATTATTATTTTTTATCGTTATTTATTTTTTTAATTGCTACCTGAAGCATTCTATCAGCATACGCTTTGCTTCTAATTACATTTTGCGTGGCACCTGTTGGTATATTTTCTTCGCCTGCAAGTATTCTATACATACGCGTTAATAACTGTGTCGTTTTTAATGATACTTTGTACAAACTTCCTTGTCTTAATTTTTTATTGCCGTGACGCCATACTACTATCCAACCTTCTTTTAATAATCTTGAAAAGCGATTATTATCCCAACTGTATGCATAAGTGTCTTCTTTAAAATTAGTTTTGCTAAAAAAACCTTGACAATCTAAAAATATTAAAAGCTCCAAATCCGCATCTTTAATACCGTAATTTCTGCAAGCCCAACGGCGTACTATACGATAATGCTTCAATACTTTTGAATCGCGCAGATCAGAAGCTTTTATTTTCATAATATAATAACTACATCTTGCGCTTTGATAACGTGGTAAACTTTGTTATCTAACTCAATAGGGTAACCAGCGTGTTTATCGTAATATATATTATCACCGTTATTTATCCCTACAATATCATTGCCCGCTGATATTACGCAACCCTTAGCGTATCTTATATCTTCACGGGCATTTTCGGCTAACAATAAACCGCCTTCGGTTTTTTGTGTACCTTGTTTTTCTTTTTCTATAATTAAATAATATCCTATTGCTTTCATAACTGTTCAACTCTAACATTATTAATTACACAATCTGTTGATATTATTGTTGTAGCTACTGAAGCCGCGTTCCGAAGAGCACTTTTAGTAACAAGCAATGGATCTATGATACCAGATTTTATCATATTCACCATACTCCCTGTAACAACATTCAGCCCTTTGCCTTTGATATTAGGCTCTTCAAATTCTTCAATACCTGCATTATTCAGTATTGTATAAAAAGGCGCTTTAATTGATTCTAAAAGAACCTCTTCACCTTTGCCGCTTGCTTTAGTTTTTTGTGCGGCATTTAAAAGGGCTATTCCACCGCCTGGTACTATACCTTCTTTTATCGCGGCTTTGGTAGCACATATCGCGTCCTCAACTCGGTCGCGCTTTTCTTTTAATTCAACTTCTGAATTAGCACCGACTTTTACAACGGCTACTTTTGCAGAAAGTCTTCCAAGCCTTTTTTCATACCTTGTAATATAACCTGGCATCATTGGCTTTTCTAACTCTTCTTGTATTGATTTAATTTTTTCTTCAACTTCTTCTGTTCTACCTTCTATTTGTAAAACAGTTTCTTCGTTATTTGTTACTGCTTTTACGCATGTGCCTAACATCTCAATATCTATTAGGTCCATATCATCGCCAAGATCTTCATTTATAATCTTAGCGCCTGTAAGCATTGAAAGGTCTTCCATTACTTCTTTTTTTGTAATACCATATGTTGGAAGATCAATAACATTTACTTTTATGTTACCTTTCATTTTATTCATTGCAAGTGTATTCAATACTTGCGGCTCAACGTTTGCAATAATTAGAAGCGACTTGTTATGCTTTATAACATGCTCCAGTACTGCTTGAACCCTACGAATATTCGGTATAGTTGATTCCGAAATAAGCACATATGGGTTTTCAAGTTCTGCAGCGCCTGTATTTTGATTTGTTATAAAGTGGTTGGACTTCAATGGCTGCTCGTATTGCACTCCATCTACAACCTCTATACTTGTTTCAGGTTGATCTGTTTCTTGCATTATAACAACGCCTGTGTTGCCCACAGACTTGAATGCATCACTTATAAGCTTACCAAGCTCTTTATCATTATTAGCAGATATGGTTGCAACTTGATCAATCATATCGCCGTTAACCGGTATTGCAACTTTTTCTAAATACGATACAACTTTTTCAACACCTGTAGCTATACCTTCTTTTAAAGTTCTAGAGCTATCAGTTTCTAATGCTTTATAAGCACTTTTTAAAATTGAATGTGCAAGTACTGTTGCGGTAGTTGTTCCATCACCTGCTTCTTTTACAGTTTTCCGCGCTGCGTCTTTTAAAAGCGTAGCACCCATATTTTCAACAGGGTCGCGTAAAAAGATATTATTAGCTACGGTTACACCGTCTTTTGTAATTACCGGATTACCTTTATCGTTTTCCAGTATAACACTAAGACCGCTAGCCCCTAATGTAGAGCTAACGGCTTTAGTGAGTTTTTCTATTCCGCTATAAACTTTTTCTCGGGCATCCGATCCAAAGTTTAAGTTCTTAACGATTGCGTCAGACATATTAGATTAAATTAAATTATATTATTGATTGGTTTATTTGTCAAACGTTTTTACAACTACAGGCCCGTTTGCAAAAGCCAGCTTCTTTTTGTAATGTTCAATTGAAGCATCAATTGCAGCCTCTGCGCCTTTTACGGTTTCGCGCCTTGTGGTATCAACCCATTTGCCGTCTTTGTTATATTCGGCCTGGTAATATCCATTTGGCAGTTGTACTATTCGCCAGTTAGCTTTATCGGAGACGTGCTCCCAAAGTTTTCTGGTTTCATCGGATACGCTTGCATCATTTTGCGATGTCCACGTTTGGTGATAAAAATAAGTCATTTTGGTTTTGGTTTTTATGTTATTAATTGGTTGCCCTAACCCGGGCAGGGTATACGATATATATTACTGGTTTTTATTGTTTTTTACTTATGACCAAGGAAGCCCTGCGTTTGTCGGCACGTCTTCTATCTGTTCTTTTTTAATAGTAGCTTGCGCATCTACATAAGTTTCTGCATCTGTTACAGCTGTTGGTCCTAGATCAGTTTGAACTAAGCCTACAACTTGAGATTCTGTTAGTTGATCATAAGGTGTAAGTGGTGCAGGTCCTACAACGCCAGATAAAGTATTAGTAAATACTTTTCTAGCATAACCAACACCGTCCTGCCCTTGCGCTGCAGATATTACTACCAGCTTATCTTCGCTAGCGTTGTTTTCATATTCCATTGATAAAATTATCCAAGTTGCCATAATCGCTTTTTTTATATTAAGGTTCTAAAGCTTGTACTCTTGCTTCTAATGTTTCTATTTTTTCTATTGCTTCTTGCAGCGCTGCTGTAAGTAGTGGTACGATTTTACTTTGGTCTATTCCTTGAAGTTTATCTTTTGTACCTATCACAGCCTCTTCAAGCACGTTACCTTCTTCATCTAAAACTTCAGGAGAAATCTCATATTCTTCTGTCTCGTCTTTTTCACCGTTAATAGCTTCTGGAATAACACCCTGTACTTCATGTGCTATAAATCCATCTACTACCTGTTCGCCTCCAATAAAATTAAACCTGCTTGGTTTTAACTGTTTAACTCTTTCAATACCGTCTGTAATAGCTATTACGTTTTCTTTTATTCTATAATCAGAACTTGTATTATAAGCAACTCCTCCTATACCTGCAAAAGTTATACTACCTCTTGTGCTTATTCCTTGTACAAATTTTTGAATATATGCAGTAGCAGAAGTAGATTCAATAAGTAAACCTGTTTGAAGAGAAGAAGATCCAGGCATTTCAACCCTTAAAACATTTGACGAAGCATCTGTGGTTTTAACATCAAGTTTTGCTTTTATAACAGATCCCGTGCCTATACCTACATTGCCGAATGAATTAACACGTACAGCTTCGTCACCATCTGTCTCTATAGTAAAAGTATCATCAGAAAAATTAACAAAACCAAACGAAGTATTAGTGTCGTTCTGGCGTATAATCCTTTGTCCTAGCGTTAAACTAGAAGAGCAAGTAATAAGGTCTCCAATTACTAGAGGAGCGTAAAGACTACCGCTAAATGTACTTGTGCCTATTGATAATTGATTTGTAGCAGAGTTATATGTTAAATCAGCTTCACCTCCAATAGTATTAGTTCCTGTAGCGAAAGCAACTTGTGAGACGTTATTGCTCGGCGCGGCTATAGTACCTCCAATACCACCACCACCGCCTCCGGCTAATGGAAAAAAATCTGTATATTTACTCATTTATATTTATTTAAATATTTATTTTATATTTCACCTGTTGCACCGACTATAACCCAACCGTATGCTGGCCCTACATATATTAACTCAAATGCAGCTTTATTATTATCTAACGTCATAATTTGAGGTATAGACATTATTTTTTCAGAACCTGGGTTTATAGTACAAGTTGTTACTGTTGTTAAATTAGATACTTTAATACTATCACCAGATGATGGGCTTGAAGGCAACGTAAGCTCTATAGCAGATGATCCTTGTAGAACGTATAAATAATTTTTTTGACCAGTTGCGTTTGCTGTTAATACTTGAACAGAGTAGTTTGTATTACCACCTATCGCTGTTTCAATTATTTTACCGTCTGCATCAACAGATAAATTCCGAGTCGCAGTTCCAGTTACAGCTCCTGAACCATATGTAGGTATTTTAATATAACCAGCCCCGTTTATACTTAATGCGTTTGATCTACCAGCCGTTCCATTACCTATTTGAAACCTATTAAAAGTATCTGTATTGTCATTTAATCTACCTAAATAAACACCAAACTGTGTTGAGGCGATTAACCCACTCCCTAACAATTTTACTTGCCCTTGGGTATTAGTGTTATTTGAATCACCAGCTACAAAAGAACTTAGAGAGTTTGCTGTAATAGTATTTGATTGTCCAAAAGCAGCTGAGGTATTTGACCCCACGCTACTTCCTTGTCCATAAAGAATAGAACTTGCAGATGTTACTGTGCTATTTTTTCCACCTATAAATGAATCATTTCCGGAAACAACATTATTATTACCCGTTGCAATAGATTGGAAGGCGCTTGCTGTTGTGCCATTACCTATAGCTAAAGAGTTTGCCCCTGAAGCTACGGATTCAAAACCAAATTTAGCAGAGTTGTTTCCGCTAGCAGAACCTTCATATCCAAACTTTACAGCGTTATTTGCCGTAGCTGTACCTCCAAAACCAGAAACAAAAGCATTTTGACCCTGCGCAACACCTTTTTCGCCAATAGTTACCGATGATTGTCCTGATGCAATTGAATCTTGACCGGCCGCGATACTGTAATTACCAGAAGCAATTGACTTATTACCAAAAGCCGCAGACGCAAGTGCCGATGCTTCAGTTAATAAACCAAACGCTGACGCACCACCGCCTGATGCTAATGTTAAGAAGTTAGCCGCAAGAGATCCATTACCAAAAGCTGTAGTCGTGCTACCCATTGCAACACCACTTTTTCCATTTGAAAACGCACCTCCACCCATATTAAAAGATGGGCCAGGGTTTGTAACGCCGCCGCCTGATGGAAGAATTACTCCTCCTCCACCATCTTGTGTGATTGAAAACTTTTTAGCGCTTCCAGAGTTTAAATCTAACAATTTAGTGTTAACAGCTGGTGTATAAGGCCCAGTTGTAATTGCGTTTAAATCAAATATAGTACCGCCGTCTATTTTTGTTTGTGTTATAAGCGAATCGCTTAAAACTCCATTTGGTCCGTCTAACCATATAGGCAAAGTGTTAGTTGTACCTGAACCACTAACTCCGCCGCCACCAGACTGAGAGTCAACATAACTTTTTGTAGCTGCATCTTGAGCGTCAACAGGATCTACAAGATTTTTAATATTACCATTATTGGTCATATCAATATCATCTTCCATTGTTAATTTATCGCTTATTAAAGCTGTGTCGTTAACAACTAACGAGTTGGCTTCTATTTGGCCTGCGAAACTTGATTGGCTTGTGCTTGTTACATTTATAGGTACTGAAAAATCTGCCTCAGTATTACTTATAGAAAGTCTTTCTGTTGGGTTAGCACTTGTAACATTTGTAGATGTTTTAAAGTAAAGCTTTCCGCCACCTCCGTTGTAACTACCAGAATCACCAATTGTTTTTACTTCTATTTGTGCTACGGTATACTGATTGTCATCATCTAAGCTATACTGCAATACACCAACCCTGTCACCGGCTAGTACGTCCCCATCTGGTCTAAACAAATCCAATACACCTGGGTCATTTATTTCTCTTGAAGCAATTCTCAGATCTGGCCTTTCACCAAAAACACTATCAAGTTTAGTTGTGTTTAAACCAATAGCTCTATCTAGGGGGACACCAGGTAAATTTACTTGATAAAAACCAGAGTCGCCTAAAGTGTCAGCATCTGTCCAGCGCGATAAATAATTAGCCGTACCTGAACCATCAATAATATTTCCGCTGGTTTCAATTACATTACCGCTTGCGTCAACCGCTAGGTTTTTTGCAACTGTGCCTGTATGTGTACCTACACCATATTCATTTAGTTGAACCGCCCCTGTAGCTTCTGTAAATGTTATAGAACTAGATTCAATAGTATTACCCGTTGATCCAACCCATATTTTTCCAGGTGTTAAGTTTGGTATATCATTTGTTCTAAGTATAGATGATACTACAAAATTACCACTATTAGCGGGGCTAACTCTACCAACCTTACCCATATTTTGAATAAGGTTACTTCCTGTTGGTTTTGTTAATGTAAGTGCGTCGCCTGTTACTCCACCGGCCTTTACATAGATAACATCGTTTGCTAAGGGTGTTAGGCCATCAATTGGATCGGTTGTTAAATTTCTAAGCTTACCTGTAATAACAACATAGCCTTCGCCATTAATTCCTAAGTCTTGAAAAAGAAGCCCTACCGCTGGCATTTTAGCTGAATTACTTGCATCAGCAAGTTTTACTTCAAGCTTACCTGATTCGCCTACAGACCCCGATATATATACCGGATCGCCCTTTGTAAGTCCGGAGCCCTGCAGGTTTTTAACAGGTACTTTAATAACTTCCGCGCTTTCTACGTGTGTTGCACTTAAATCTTGGAAGTTTAATAAGCCTCCAGCATCTGATACTAAAATTTGATCTTCTGCGCCGGATGTTTGGTTTGTGTCCTGTACAATTCCTTGTAAATATAATGTGCCTGTTTGCGTTATTAAATCATCGCTAGCATTGCCTAATGTAACATTTCCATTTAATGTACTATCTCCGGTAACTGTAATACTCGTGTCAAAAGTGGCAGCACCGTCAACATTTAATTGGCCGCCTACTGTTAATAAAGTCGCTCCTGCATTTTGAGATAGCATAGAGTCAATAACTTTATTGCCGCCAGGCCCAAACATTGCAATAGTATTTTCAGTACCGTCTATAATATCACTTATTAAATTATCAACTGTAATATGTATATTCTGATTTCCATCGTACCCAACTAAATACATTGTTGGTGTAGATTCTGTTCGTAAATTAAACTGTGAAAACTTTATTGCCATCTTTTATGTTCTATTAGTGTAATGCAATGCATCATTATAACCTTCTGTAATCATTGTAGGGTAACGGTCACCAGGAGGCCATGAGCCTTCTTCTGCTATAATTTCAATTGGTGGATCAGCAGTGCCAAGCTCCGTAATCATTTCAAGAGAATTAACACTACCGTGATCATATAGATCATTAATATCTATAGTAAGTGTATTTGTATTATGGATTGCCATCTTATCTTGAATACGTGTTTATGGGCATGCGAACTAAGTTAGTTGCTGTTGTGCCTGTATCATATACCTTGCGTACTTGAACCGGTACAAATTGCCCGTTATTCATATTGTAAAACGTAATATCATTTCCAGCGCGCGTTTCAACTTTTACGTGACCGCCCACGCCCACATATAGTACGCTTATTCCCGCAAAATCTTCAGTATCGCTTGGTGTTACTTCAAATGCGTTAGTTGCTTGTATCAGTGCTTGACTCATCTTGTGATTGTATTTGTGATTCCAATGCTTCAATTCTTGCAGCTAAAGCATCTATAATATGTTTTTGATCTTCTATCTTTGTAACTCTGCCGTAATTATCAACTGTTACGCTGGCAAAGTCGTATCTACCAGTTCTTACCGGTACTTTGGCGGGGCGAATACTTACTTCGCTTCCGTCCGGTGATACGTTAGTTAACAGTACAGTTTCATCCAGAGATATAACATTGTTAACAGTCCCTCCGACTTTTCCAAGATATTCAATAGTTAAGTCGGCTCCGACCATACTGGTCGTGATACCATTACCACCTTTAATATTTATTGTACCGGATTCGGTAATAGTTTTGCCTGTGCCGTTTTCGTCTGCAATGGTTACTGCTGTTACAGTACCTGTGTTATTTGTAAATGGTAGTTTATCAATACCAATTTTTTTAACTTCATTCTTTGCCTTGTTTTCTACAAAGAAATTTATATTACTTGTTTTACCTTTATAAATACCTGCTGCATCTATAATATTACGCGCGCCTGAGTATTTTAAGCTAATAAAAGAATTTCTTTCTGATGTTACAACAGATACAGGACCCGCGCCGTTTACAGATAATATGGCATCTTCAATACTTGGCCCATTAATTGATAGTGTATTATTGCTCCAAGCTAGCGTGTACCCATTGTCAGAATTACTAACGCTAAAGTTATTCAATGTGTTTATTGAATCTCTAACAAGCGATGCAATGCTTCCTACAGACATTTTTTTGGAACCGCCCGTAGGGCTCGATCCAATTACAAAATCTGCTGGCTGTGCTGCCGATGATGGAAAATTAGTTATTCTTGCCATTTATTTTTTTTTATTTTACGCGTCTTTACAAAATCTAATACAATTAAAGCTCCACAATAATTGAAAGTTGTTGGAGGTTATTACGGTATTTGGACCGTTAGCCCAAAATCCTGTTCCGACTTGGCCAACTGGAGCAGATGCTCCCTCTAATTCCCACCACATTTCGCTGTCATCCCAAAACGTCAATTGTATACCTGAAAACTCCGCATATCCAGCTCCTAAAGATTCAAACCCAGATAAATTATAATCAGGATTAGATTGAATACTATTGTTCCAGAAAGCATTAGTTCCACCACCTATAGCCGTTATATTAGACAGACTGTCTAGTGCTATCAGTTCTGCTCGTAAATTATTCCAATCATTTCGAGTTGGTAATCTAAAACCACTTGGAGGTGTTATAGCAGCGGCAGCCCATCGGTTATAAAACAAACCTCTTGAGGCGTTGGCTGAATCAAAATCCCAATAAACAGCTCCCGGCGTTCGGGTACTTCGGGCGTCGTCTGCTTCTTGGTTTGTTGTAAAAATAGGTATTGTACCTCCGGAGCTAGCTAATGTTGTTGAGTTTGCATCGGTCCAGATTAAACTACCAATTTCTACTTCACCTGGGCCTGGGCCTGGGCCTGGGCTGCTTCCAAGCAAGTTTATTTTTACAGTGCTTTCAGTTCTATATAATCCGCCGTATGGAACGCCTCCAGCCTGAGCAGCTGTGTCATTCGCGTAAGAAGTACTACTACGCAACACGTCCATTATTATTTGGCTAGAGCTATTTACAGCTACAGCCTGTGTGGAGGTTATTGTTGATGTAGAGTCAAATATAGCCATTTGAGTATCCGTACCGCTTCCGCCAATACCGCCACCGCCCCCAGATTGGGCCACCCAGGTATAATCGTTACCTGATAGGCTTAAAACATAGTTATCTTGTGTTTGGGCTGTTTTATTAAGGTGTGTATCTACATCCGCGTCTGTGTAAGCAGCGGGTATAATCGTGTTTCCTTCTAGTGCTGTTCCTTGTGTTGTTCCAAAACCTGGAAAGGATGTTTTGTTGCTATTAGCGGCTATCGCATTGGCCTGATCGGTTGTTATAGTAGTTGGCTTATTTAATATAAATGCATCACTATTAGTATCAGTATCATTCCAATTGCTCTGCACGTTAGCATCGTAAAAAGCAGAATAATCACCAGCATCAGCAACTACATTTCCTTGACGTCCGAATACACTATTAACATCTTGTGTGTTATCTACTTTTTCCCATGCAATACCATTTGATATAGCCCAATCACCTACAGCATAGGTTGTTCCTAAGTATGTACCAGGATCGCTTACTATGTAATAATGCCCGTTGTTTCCAGCAGCTGGCGTTGGGAGCGCAGGTGTGTCAGTGTCTGCGTTCCACGTGCCTTGATATACTACAGCTCCAACTATACTATCCGGCAAGTTAGCTGCAGGCACTTTTTCATTAGCGTCTAAAGGAGCATAACCAGAGGCTGCACCTTTTTCCGACGTGCTTTGCTTGTTGTTAAACGTATTCCAGTCAGTAGAAGAAATATAACCACTACCACTTGCCGACGCTTGTGTTATTCCTATTGTGCCTGATGTTGTTATTGTGCCACCCGTTATAGGAGCTGTCGTACTTATACTTGTTACAGTACCACTACCACCTCCACCACCACTGGAGTATTGTGGAATATTTAAAACTCCATCAGTTAATGTAGCAGCACCTGATGAGCTATTAGTTGTTAGCGATTGTACTATGCCTAAATTATCTGTGTACCCCTCACCATTTGCTAATTGGCTATTGTCTGTTGGTATTGTTGGTTTATTTGTTAAGTCATTATAATTACCGCTAAACACATCAGTTGTCAACGCATATCTACCGTCCAAACCTCGTGTAACGTCTACACCATCTGTTCTGGTCAATGTTAAAACTCCCGTATTGGTATCAAACGCCGCTCCAGATACTACTTTATCATCAACATACGTAGTTGTAGCCTGCCCTGTATTAAAATATCCCTTTAATGACTGCAGCTCTACACTCTTAGTAGCATACTGCTGGGAAACATCGTCAATAACAAGTAGATCATCATTGGAAAGTGACCCTATTAAGGGATAACTAGGTATTCTAGGCATTCTTTTCGTTTTTAGTACCGTTTCTACGCGGATTCATTCCGCCTCTATTTCTATGTGCTGTAACAAATGTCCCCGTATAGTGATCGTAGTCTTTACCAGCAATCTTTTTACCTGCTTTTTTAGCCGCACGACGTTTCTTTTGGCTATCAGCACGCTTTTCCTTGCGATCCTTGCTATTTGCATATTTAAGATCACGCTTCTTCTTGCGCCTGGCAGCCTCTGGAGACAATTTTTGCTTACCCACTTTTAATTTTTTATATAATATAGTATTTTACGTGCTTTTTACCGTTTTTACACCCCTAGAAGTGACAATAGCCTACTATTATATATACCTTAACAGGTTAACGTCGCATATTTTGGGTACCAAATAAATTAAGGGGTGCCTTTTTTAATTTTGTTACTAGATTTTTAGAGGTTAGGGGTTATATACTCATTTTCACTGACACCGCCGCTACGGAAAACCATATTTTTTAGCCCGGTTCCCCGCATTTTCTTAGGTTTCAGGTTATTTTTTTGGACTTTCCAGATCCTGTGCCGGGATCCATAAACTATATTTGGCGCGGCAACTAGCGCGGAGCGTAGCGGAGCGCGTAGCGCAAGTGTATAGCATTTACAGACCAGACACGATACTATTCCGATAATATATACGAATATAAAAATTAAAACTATGCACAATATAAATTTAAAAGCAGAAGTAACTGCAACGATCGACGAGCTAAACCAGTATCTGCTCGGTAACGTAACTAACAAAGCAGCAATCGAAGCATTGGCTGAGCTACAGAAAAATATTACTAACTATAAATTTAACTAATATGCTGGTACGATTAGACAAAAAGAACTGGCTGGGTAACTACAGCAGCCGCGTGCAGCTCTTCCAGAGTCAGTCACACCTGGACAACTACCTCCGCTTTATGTCCAAGCATGAGCTGGAGAGCAAGATCATCGGTCACGAGGTCTTACAATCCTAATACGAAGTCAAGTAGATAATATAAATGTAAAACAATTAAATATAACAATTATGAGTAAGAATAAAGTAAACACGTTAATCAGTAAAAGATTCATCATCCGCAAGACCTTAATCGGT